AGTAGAAGACATTGAAGTAATGATTGAAGCTACAGACCGCTTAGGCGGTATAGAAACAGAACAACAACTCCACTTCAAGAAGGGCGAACTGTCCATCATGAACTGGATCAAGACTTTAAGAGAGTCTAGTACAGAAGTTTATGAGCAGCTCCTAGTAGAGGAAGATAATGCCTAGACGAATGTACGACTTTAAGTGTAAAGATTCGCATATCACTGAATCCTTTGTAGATGTTGAGACAAAAGAAGTTCAGTGTAGCGTATGTGACGGGACTGCTACCCGTATCCTCACCCCACCGAGGATCTATTTAGATCCAATCAGTGGCGACCACCCTTCAGCTACATCGAAGTGGGCTAGACAGAGAGCTGAGAAGCTGGCTGTGGAGAGGAAAACAAATGCAAATCACGGCTCATAAGTGAACTCTTGATCACCGAGCTATTTTTAATTATCCTAAAATCGCATTGCGACAGGAGTATATATGGCTGCTAATTTTATCGAACTGCAAGAAGAAGAATCTAACGAAGCTTTAACCGACTTAAACCAACAAGGAAGTACAATCCCAGACGCTGAATCAGCACAACCTGAAGAGATTGCTAACGAAGTTGAAATCCCTGAGAAGTATAAGAATAAATCTCTTGATGAGATTGTTCGTATGCACCAAGAAGCTGAAAAGCTTATCGGTCGTCAGGCACAAGAGGTAGGTGAAGTACGGAAGTTAGCTGACTCTCTTTTAAGGCAACAACTCGAAACCAAGCACGACAAGCAGCCTGAACCAGCACAAGAGATTGATTGGTTTGAAGATCCCCAAAAGGCAATTAACCAGGCACTAGAGTCTAATCCAGTTCTACGACAGCTGCAAGAGCAACAAGTAGTTCAAGCTCAGCGTTCAGCTCTTGAATCAATTGAAAAGACTCATCCTGATTTTGTAAGTGTAGCACAGTCCGAAGACTTTCAACAATGGATTGCAAGTTCACGGGCAAGGCAGCGTTTGTATGCTGATGCTAATAACTATGATGTTGATTCAGCTTTAGAACTACTCGACAACTACAAGTCGTTGCGTGGTTTAAGGCAGCAAAAAGAGGAAACCTCTAAAGCTGCAGATGAAGCACTGAAGAAGACAGATAGTGAAGGTCGCAGTAAAGCACTCAAAGCAGCAGCTGTGCAGCAAGGTGGTACAGGGGAAACAGGTAAACCAGTATATCGTCGTGCAGACTTAATTCGCTTAAGAATGCAAGATCCGAATCGTTATGAAAGTATGGCAGATGAAATCCTCAATGCCTACGCAGAAGGACGAGTTCGGTAACTTTATTTTATAATTTTATTTAGGAGTATTAAAAATGGCAACAGCAGTTTATCCAGGTGGATCTGGAACAATCGTAGCAAAGACACAAGCAGACAAGTTTATCCCAGAAATTTGGAGTGACGAAGTAGTAGCTGCTTATAAGAAAAACTTGGTTCTCGCTAACCTCGTAAACAAGATGACCATGAAGGGCAAGAAAGGTGACACGCTTCACATTCCTAAGCCAACTCGTGGTGTAGCTACTGCTAAGGCAGCTAACACAACTGTAACAATCCAAGCTGATACCGAGACTGAAGTTCTTGTTTCTGTAGACCAGCACTTTGAGTACTCACGTTTCATTGAGGACATCGTTGAAGTTCAGGCTTTGGCATCACTCCGTCGCTTCTACACAGAAGATGCTGGCTATGCATTGGCTAAGAAGATTGACGACACCTTGTTCCAATTGGCTAAGACTTTCGGTGATGACAATGGTTCTGGTTCTGACTGGGTTCATAGCAACAGCTTCTACATCGACGCTTCTACTGGTTTGACAGCTTACGCTGCTGACACTGTAGTTGCTGCTGACGTATTTACTGATGCTGGTTTCCGTGCCTTGATCAAGCGTATGGACGATGCTGATACCCCAATGGATGGTCGTTTCTTCGCAGTTCCTCCATCACTCCGTGCTGCTATCATGGGCATCGATCGCTACAATTCTAGCGACTTCGTTGATGGTCGTGGTGTTCAGAACGGCATGATTGGTCAGCTATATGGTATCGATATCTATGTATCGAGCAACTGCCCTGTTATCGAAACAGATGCAGCTAACGATGTAGGTGGCGATGTTAAAGCTGCTATCTTGGCTCACCGTGATACAATGGTGTTGGCTGAGCAGATGGGTGTTCGTTCACAGACTCAGTACAAGCAAGAGTATCTCTCGACTCTGTATACTGCCGACACGCTGTACGGTGTTAAAGTATTACGTCCAGAGACTGGCTTTGTATTAGCAGTTAACGGCTAAGAAGTAAGTAGTTCATTCTCCCCTGTCCTATCTGACTTTGGACTGGGGAGTTTGTTTAAGTACATTCCATAGAGTGTATTTAAACAAGTTAAGGAGAAAACTTTGTCCATATACCGAGGCGCAGGTGGTGCAGGAGATGCTACAGCAGACTCCGCTAGTGAAGCCTTACTAATTCGTGAACTCGTTGTAGAAGTTCAAGTTGATGCTGACGCTGCTCAAGCCTCTGCTACTGCTGCTGCAAGTTCAGCTAGTGCTGCATCTACCTCAGCTACTAACGCTTCTAACTCTGCTACCGCTGCTGCAACTTCAGCAACCAATTCAAGTAACTCCGCTACTGCAGCATCCACTTCAGCAACGAACGCAGCTAACTCAGCTACTGCAGCTCAGACTGCAGAGACTGCTGCTGAACTAGCAGAAACCAACGCAGAGACTGCAGAGACTAACGCTGCATCTAGTGCTTCTGCAGCTTCCTCTAGCGCATCTACAGCATCAACTCAAGCAACTAACGCAAGTAACTCAGCTACGGCTGCAGCTACTTCAGCCACTAATGCATCCAACAGCGCAACCGCTGCTTCTACGAGTGCTTCCAATGCTTCTACGTCAGCAACTGCTGCTGCATCATCTGCGTCAGCGGCTTCAACATCTGCAAGCAATGCCTCCACATCAGCAACCAACGCAAGTAATTCTGCTACTTCAGCTTCAACATCAGCTTCAACAGCTACTACTCAAGCAGGTATAGCTACTACTCAGGCTACTAATGCATCGAGCAGTGCATCTGCTGCTTCTACTTCTGCAAGTAACGCAGCTACCTCAGAAACAAACGCTGCATCCAGTGCGTCTACAGCGACCACCCAAGCTACTAATGCAAGCAACTCTGCCAGCGCAGCAGCCACTAGCGCAACTAATGCTAGTAACTCAGCCAGTGCTGCATCTACCTCAGCAACTAATGCTGCTAACTCTGCAACTGCTGCAGCAACTTCTGCTGCCGATGCAGTTACAACGCTGTCTACTTCGCTTTTAAAAGCAAATAACTTATCTGATGTAACCGACGTAGCTACATCCAGAACAAACTTAGGCTTAGGAACAACAGGTGTAACAGCAGCAACATACGGCTCTGCTACTTCTATTCCAGTTATTACAGTAGATGCGTTAGGCAGAGCTACAACGATTACAACTGCTACCGTTCAAGGTGGACAGTACTTTGGTGCTGCAGCCTCTAAAGCGATTGCTTACAATGAAGACTCTATTGCAGAGAACGTAACAACCACAAGCGGTAAGAACTGTTTATCTGTTGGACCAATAACGATTGCGTCTGGATTTACAGTCACTATTGCTTCTAACCAGCGATGGATTATATTATGAGTCTCATACTTCAATCATCAGGCGGAGGCTCGATTACAATAGCTGAGCCAGCGACAGCAAGCAATTTCACTCAAACTTTGCCGTCTGCTTCAGGCACAGTAATGGTTAGTGGTAATCAGCCAGCGTTTAGTGCTTTTGCAAGTGCTTCACAGACTATTGCCACAGGAACATGGACAAAAGTAGTTATAAATTCAGAGGAATTTGATACTGCAAATTGTTTTGATAGCACTACTAATTATCGTTTTACTCCAAATGTTGCTGGATACTATCAAGTAAGTGGTCAAGCAACAGTAGGTAACGCTGGAACTAATGGAATTGTTGCAGTTTATAAGAACGGCTCTTTATTTAAGCGTGGTTCTATGACTAGTACAAATGCTTTTTCTTACGGAAACAGTTTATCAACATTAATTTACCTTAATGGCACTACAGATTATATTGAGTTATATACCATTCATAATTTAGGTATAAACGGAACTTTAGCTTTTGGTTCAGATGTATGTTACTTTCAAGCTGCAATGGTAAGGGGCGCATAATGTTATACGACAAAATCATGGCTCTTTATCCCAGCCTTACACAACAGGATTTTCTGACTGTAATCACCCTACAAAACGATTCAGACGGCAAAGGCGATTACATTAAAGCGTGGAATCACCCAACATTGCCACGCCCAACAGATG